AAATGGTATTGGTAATGCTATAAGCAGTGTAGTAAACGCAATTAATAACGTAATCAAAGGCGCTAATGGAGCGTTAGCAACTTTAAAGTTGCCACAGATTTCATATTTACCCCAGCCACAATTGCCAAGATTCGCTCAAGGCGGCGTTGTGGACAGCCCTACCCTTGCGATGGTAGGCGAAGGCGGTGAGCGCGAATATATAATTCCTGAATCTAAGATGGCGCGTGCAAGCGCTAACTACCTTGGTGGTATGCGTGGCAATGCAGCCATCCAAAGTCAAGGTAGCAGCAGGTCATCTTCGCCTACGATACAAATACAAACCGGCCCAGTACTGCAACAGAACAACCAACAATATGTAACAATTGCTGATATGGAAAAAGCACTTACAACGCTAACAGATTCTTTATTGCTTAATAACCGTACATTTGGCGGGCGCAGCTATCAAGGGGTAGGCGCATGAGCAATCGCGGCCAAAGCCAATATCTAAGAATTTACGATAGCAGCCAGACGTATGTAAGATGGCAAGCATATTACATTAATCAAACTATTACTTTAGATTCTGCGTCTTGGTCTTATAATCCATTTAATGCCGATGGGATGATGGCTGGCAGCCCCGCCGGTTCAGATGTTACAATCACAGTGCCAGCTACTACTACAGCAATTAGTGTATTTAAAGCGGCTTTAAATAACAATAGATTATGCGAGATTAAAATGTATGAATTTGACACACGATTATCGCAATCGGCACCAATATCTACCCAGTCATTGATTGCAACTTATGTTGGCGAAGTGTCGAAAATTTCAGGTAATTTCACGGAGCTATCAATTAATTTAAGCTCAGCGCTTAGCCCGGTAGGTGCTCAGGTGCCGCCGCGTAAATTTACTACTTTACTTATTGGGGCGCCGGTAAGGTTATGAGTATTCAAATTAGAGACCCATTAGCGCTGCTGCCATACCAAAGCGGATTGGTTACTACAATAACGGAGGAAGGCGCAGCTAAAGGGCAGTCACCACTAGACAGCAGGCAAAAGGCAGCAGTAATTGGTGAGCCAATCCCCATTGTGTTTTGTCGGCGTGTATCAAGTAATGGCGGTGTATTAGTAAGCCCAGCCGCTACTGAAGGCAGGTATGAAAATAATTCAACAACTAACGTGCTGACCACCAAAATACACCTAGTACTTAGTGAAGGCGATATGGACCAATTGCCGATTAAAGATGTTTTCCAACGTGCTTGCCGTGTTGGGACATGGGCGCAGACATACGACCGGCGCGCTGAAACTTGGGACCCTGGTAATTTTATTGTTGCTGTAGCAAATAAGAAATTTTGGAATTGCCCATTGTATTGCGGCACTCAAGGTACATACGACAATATGACAACGCTTAGTTTCATTAATACGCATGATGATGGTAGCGAGTTATGGGATAGACAAGTGCATTGTTTCGTTCGTAACGGGATAAATGTTACAAGAATTTTAGATGATACTTTAGGGCCTAGCAATAATGTAATTGATTTAGCATTATATTTAATAGCGCAAAGCAGCCGGTTTCCAAGCTCAATGGTTGACTTGACAATGATGGAAGATGCAGCATTATTTTGCAATGTAAATGGTTTATTCTATAATGGAGAATTTAAGGAATCAACTAATCTTGAGGATTGGTTGCAATCTATTAGTTCAGATTTCTTATTGCGCGTAAGTGACAAAAACGGTAAAAAAGGTTTGAGGCCAAGATTACAAACCAATGCTAATGGCACAATCAAAACAACAGCAATTGAGCCAGTATTTACTTTTACAGAAGACCACGTAATAATTGAAAGCTTTGAAATTGATTATATTTCGCTTGAAAATCGCAAAGCTATTACAGCCCTAGTCTTATGGCGTCAGCAACCGGATAGCGATATTGGGATTATCCGCTCGGCTGAAATACGGATGACAGGATTGGCAGATAATGGACCATTAGAACAATACGACCTAAGCCAGTTTTGTGCCACTGAAGACCATGCAGTTAAGGTTGGAACTTACCGTGTCGCTAGTCGTTACTATGTAACGCATACGCTTAGGATACGTGTTGCGCCTAGCTCGTTTAATGCCACGCTAATTGTGGGCGATGTTGTACGCGTTAGATTAAGGCGTGAGACTAATGTTGGTACAGTTAGTTACCATAATCATTTCTATGAAGTAGAACGTATTGCAAGAGCCATCAGCGGTGTTATCAGTTTAGATTTAATTCATTTTCCAGTTGATAGCCAAAACCGCAGCCTGGTCGGCTTAGCAGTTAATGCTGCGGTAGGCAATGGTTATACCGTGCCAACAGGGCGCACAGATTTCACTTGTGATATTGCAGGCCGCGCTGTTGATAACACGCCTTTACCTGATGTTGGCGAAACTATATCACCTATAAATGACCCGCCAGTTGAAACTGATCCCGCTGAACTAGGCAATGAACCAGATGCCGGGCCGACAGACCCAGTTGATAACCCAGAAGACCCACTAGACGAGCCCGAACCCGAATACCCAAGCGGGCCAAACCCAGGCGTTACAGGCGTCAGCGACCCGCCAGTTGAAGGTGAAACTGCAAATGCAGTGCCGCCATGCCCAGGCGGTAAAGTTTGCTGGTATCGCGTAAGAAAAGGATCAGTGGCAGATATAGAAGAAGCGGCAACAACACCAAATCGCGTAACAATACAATGCGAAACACTTGGTACCAGTGGGTGGGAGGCAGGCGCTTCACTGGTACTTACAAATGACGATATAGACCATTACATAATTGCAGAAGCTACATGCCCAGACCCTAGCAGCCCAGATGGTTTTGGTGAGCCATCCTTAATTGGCATTACAGAACCGGCGATACCAGACATTTACAGCTATCAATACGTTAGATGGCAAGGAATATTAATTAGTACTAGCGGGTTCCCGACCGCAAAAACAACAGATTGGACCAGCTTTGCTTCCCCTGGCTCAGTTGGACTTTATGGGCTATGGGGATGTGTTGGCAATGTGCAAATAACAAACTCAGGCGGGCTCACGACTATCCCCGCCCTTGGCCCTGCACCTTGGCGAGCGTCCGTATCAACGACTGGTTTAATTACTAGCTCGACAGGAAGTTATGGGCTTGGCGGTTTAAACACAAGCTCCACAGGTGCAAGCCCATGTCAAGGTACTAGCTCTTCGACGCAAGTAGCTCTAACTTGGAGCGGCACAGTTGAAGGGCAAACTATTTCTATATCTGGGGTATGGCAATTTAGCAATAATCAATCTACAGTTTTAGCCGAATGGGGCGGCTTCACATAATGGCTTTATTCCCTGCATTAAATCCAAGCAGCCGCACCTACACACCAGGTAGCACAGCCAACACATCGCTGCTTGTGCTAAGTGGCGATGAGGTTAACGTGCGACATGGCAATGGTAGATCCGGCGACCAGTTGCGGATGACGTTCAGCCAGATGACTAGGGCCGAGCATTATGCGTTGCTAAGCCATTACGCTTTTCATGGTAGGTTTGAACCATTTGATTTAAATGCTACGACACTAGCTGCAACTAATTTAACATTCCCAGCTAATCATCAATGGATATATACTGACAGCCCATCATTTGATGAAACATGCGACCAGATTAATGGCACTGTATCTTTAACGTTAATCCCACCGTACTTAATTTAATCATGGCGACTTTTCCTGACCTTGTACCAGATGAAATTAACTACGACCTAGGGGATTTAAATATAAGCGAAGCATCAACTGTAGCCAGCGGTCCTGTTAGATTCCGGCATTCATTACGCAATAACGGCCATATATTGCAGCTTACATTTAATAACCGCATTGAATCTGATGCCAGTTTAATCCGTACACATTGGAATCAATCCAGCGGCGTGCATGGTTATTTCCAAATTCCAGTTACAGTATGGGGTGACGCAAATGATGTAGTACCAATTGATTCAATCTATAGATATGCGTCTATACCGCAAGAGCAGCAAAAAGGAGTTTATTTTGATATAACAGTTTCATTGCGTGTGCTGCAAGGATGGGTGCTTAATATTATTTTAAGCGGTGGGGCAGCGGTAGCACCTGATGTGGCAGCATTTGAGAATATAGCATTCACTGGCTTTTCACCATTTGAACTGTTAGCATCAGATGCGACACCTCCGGACCCAGAAAAACTACTGCTAGCTGGCGGAGCCTGACCTTATGCCAACTGCTACTACTGTTCCAGTTAAGATGGCGCAGCGGCGTGATACTGCTGCTAACTGGACAAGCGCAAACCCGACGCTGCTAGCAGGCGAGATTGGGATTGAATCGGATACCAGCAAAATAAAACTTGGCACTGGCAGCACAGCTTGGACATCACTGAGCTATACGCCATGGAGCCAGGTAAGCACTTACCCATTTGTTAATGCTGATATTGCATCGGGTGCTGCTATTGCTTACAGCAAGCTTGCCACGCTAACCAGCGGCAATATTCTTGTAGGCTCCAGCGCGAATGTAGCGACTAGCACTGCGATTTCGGGCGATATTACCATAAGCAACACAGGCGTTACGGCTATCGCTAGCGGCGTAATCGTTAATGCAGACATAAACGCCTCTGCTGCCATTGCAGGCACCAAGATCAGCCCAGACTTTGGCGCTCAAAATATAACGACTACCGGCAATGTCACTATTAACTCCCAAGGCGACGTGCGCTTTGGTGATGCTGACAGCAGCAATTACGTTGCGTTCCAAGCCGCAGCAACAGTGGCCGCAAATGTCACCTGGACGCTCCCGGCAACAGATGGAACAAGTAATCAAGTGCTAAAAACCGATGGTGCTGGTACACTAAGCTGGAGTACGCCTACTGCAGGCGGCGTAAGCCTTGGCCTTGTAATCGCACTATCCTGACACCATGGCTGAAACCTTCAACAACGCCACCATCAAGCTGACAACCACCAGCGCAACAGACATTTACCAAGCGCCTACTGCTAACGCAGCAGACCGCGCTATTGTGCTGAGCTGTTTAGTCGCCAACGTAGATGGCACCAGTTCAGCCGATATTACGCTCACAGTATGCGACGGCAGCAACACAGTATTAAGCACATTAGCTAGCACCATTGCAGTGCCAGCAGACGCATCTCTAGAAGTGGTAACAAATAAGCTCATACTTAAGCAATCACAAAAGGTCAGGGCTACAGCATCAGTAGCAAGTGATTTGGAAGTAACCCTTAGTGCGCTGGAGATTACAGTATGAGTAACGGTGGAATTATTGGTGTTATCAATACGCCTACTACATCAGTAGCTTCTGGCGTATGGACATTGAATGAAGTATTACTAGCGCGAAGCCAAAGTATTTGGCCGGGGCAGGTAGTAACTGTTGACTACCTTGTAGTCGCTGGTGGTGGAGGAGGCGGTTCAACTACTGCTACTAATGCGTCTTGCGGTGGCGGCGGCGCAGGCGGTTTGCGTTCTACCGTAACGGCGACAGGTGGCGGCGGAAGCTTAGAAACAGCGCTAACGCTTAATCTTAGCACTAACTACACAGTCACAGTTGGAGCCGGTGGTGCTGCAACTGTTAGTGGTTCAGATAGTATTTTTTCAACAATTACATCGACTGGTGGTGGCCGTGGTGGTTCAACATCGGGTTCGCTTGCACCAGCAACAGGCGGGTCAGGTGGTGGCGCTCGTGAAACAACAGATACAACAGGCGCGTCAGGTACAGCTAACCAAGGCTTTGCAGGCGGTAAGGGAGGCGGTAGCCCAGGAGGTACTGGCGGCGGCGGCGGCGCAGGTGCAGCAGGCGGGAACGGGACTAATAGTGTTAACGGCAGTCCGGGCGGTAATGGCGTGGCGGTTGCGATATCAGGCAGTTCAGCAACTTATGGTGGTGGTGGTGGTAGCGGACGTAATACATCAGGTGCAGGCGGCTCAGGCGGTGGCGGCTCAGGCGCAAGTTCAGTAATTGCTGCAACAGCAGGCACAGCGAATACGGGCGGTGGCGGTGGCGGGGCTAGTGGCGGCACTAGCGGGACAGTAACCGGCGGTGCGGGCGGTTCTGGTATTGTCATCCTGCGTTACCCAAATAGTTACACAATCTCTAATCCTGGTGGCGGTTTAACATTTACCACTGCAACCGTCAGCACCGACAAGGTTACAACAGTTACCGCCGGTACCGGCAATGTTTCCTGGAGTTAAACATGGCACACTACGCATTTCTGGATGAAAGCAACATTGTCACTGAGGTGATTGTTGGCAAGGATGAAGGCGAAGAAAGCATTGATTGGGAACAACATTACGGCATTTTTCGCGGCCAGGTATGCAAACGCACCAGCTATAACACATCTGGCGGCGTACATAGCAGCGGCGGCACACCATTTCGCAAAAACTACGCTGGCATTGGCTACACCTACGACCAGCAGCGTGATGCGTTTATCCCGCCGCAACCCTACGCAAGTTGGTTGCTAGATGAAGCTACATGCTTATGGGTGCCACCAGTACCAATGCCAGATGATGGTGGGCTGTATCGCTGGGATGAAGCCGCTGGTGAATGGGTTGAATACACCTTGACATGATTACTTTTATAGGGCTGGGCTCCTTGTCGCTGCTCCTGCTGACGGGGTGGAGTTTTTTAGCAATGGCAGCACTACAGCAGGATTCTGAGCAGGTAGACTAGAGGCATCGTCAGCCTGAGCCGTGATCGA